GAAGACGGTCCCCGTTCCGGCGCCGGTGAGGGCGTTGAGCAGGGCGGCGATCCCGGCGTCGTTGCCGGCGGTCTTGAGCGCGGCGTAGCCGAGGCCGGCCGGGTCGGAGTTGATCTCGGACGCCAGGGCTGGTGCTTGTGAAGGCGTATACATTTATTCCTCCACAATAAAGTTAACGCAGAAGGTCTGAGCCGCGGGGCAGGTGATGCGGAGTCCGAGTTCCTTGCCGCCCTTGACGCGGAGTTCCTGACCGACGGGGAACATGTAGATCAGGCCCGTTTGCGGGTGAACCTCGAACGTGCGGAGGAGCAAGCCAAGCGTCGTCGGCTCAACCGTGTACGCGGCCTTGTACACCCCTTGCGGCGTCTCAGCTTCATCGTCGTCGTTGGGGGCTGGCGTGAGCGTCGTCGCGGTCCCACCGTCCGTCGTGATGCGGTAGAACTCACACTTGCACGGGGTGTCGGTCGGCGACGCGCTCTTGCCGTAGACCTCGAACCCGAGCAGCTTGAGGCGTTGGTTCGTCGGCGCCGTCATCGTCAACGCGGTCTTTGCCGTGGCCGCGGCGAACGAGATTTCGCCGGTCGGCACAGACACATTGAGGTCGGCCATTATTCCCTCCAGCTATCGGGTAGGCGTGGTGTGATGACTTGAGGTCGGGCGAAGCTCGGGACCCGGACCGGGGCGAGCGTGGTCGTGGTCGTCGTGGGGGCGAGCGTCGTTGTGGTCGTTGTCGTTGTCGTGGTCGTTGTCGTGGTCGTTGTCGTGGTGGGGGCAAGCGTCGTCGTGCTGGTCGTCGTCGTGGTCGGTGCGTGAGTCGTAGTCGTCGTAGTCGTCGTCGTAGTCGTCGTCGTCGTCGTAGTCGTCGTGGTCGGGGCGACCGTCGTCGTGAATTGGTCGAAGGGTACCGGGCCGATCGGAACGACGGAGATGTAACCGACGCCGTGGAGCGTGGGAAAAGAGGATAGGGACAGGCCCGACGCGGTGGTGTTAATCGCGATGCCGGCTTCAATGATGTCGCCGACGTTGCACGGCACGACGGCCGTTATCATCGCCCCGGCCGGCGAGTAGTTCGACTGAGTGGTGTCGCCGTAACCTTCCAGGTGAAAGCTCGCGCCCTGAATGTAGTTCGTGGCCGTCGTCGGACCGGCGCGGAGCGAGAGATATGCGTTCGTCCCGAGGTTGTAAGTGTAGGCGCTGGGTTGGACGACGATATGAACCGTGATCGCGAGGTAGTAAGCTTCCAGATTGAACGGGCTGCTTAACTGAATCAGGTTCTGCGATTCGTTCTGTAACGACGGAACTGTGATTGTGAGGTTAGGGGCGCTGCCCTGGAACCAACCATCTTGATCGAGGTAGATGTTGTCGCCGACGGTCGCGTTGCTGAACGGGATATTGACGAAGTAAGTTCCGCCGCCGGGAGTCGGTCCGCCGAAAGTAATTTGAAACGGAGCGCGGCAACCTCCGTAGCGGTAACTCAGGGCGTCGACTTCGACGAGCGGGTTAAGAGCGTATTCCGGAGCGTTGACGCTGCAACGGAGGTTATTATTGAAGTTGATGCCGTTGACGCCGTTGACGAGCGTATCGTAATGCCCACCGCCGCTACCCGGAATCGGAGTCGTGGGCAGGTACTGGTTCTTGACCGTCAGGCTCGGCGGTGTCGTCGTCGGGGTTGCCGTCGTGCCCCCGCTCGATCCGATGCCTTCGTTGACGACGTAGATGGGCAGGCCGTCGGTGTAGACTCCGACGATCAGGCCTTCATACACCGCGTTCAGGGTCGGCGAGCTGACCGCGACCCAGCAGTCTTGCGTACCGTTGCCGATGGGGGCGTAGCGTGTCGCGAAGGGGCTGAGCGTCGTTGTTGGTGCGGCCGTCGTGCTGCTGGTCGTGCTCGTCGTGCTGGTCGTCGTGCTCGTCGTCGCGAGCACGACTTGCTCGCCAGGGAAGTACCCCGCCGCGTTTGCAGTTGTGGAGGTGACTCGTACCAGACCGACGCGGGCAGGCGTTCCGGCGGATCCGTGGGCGTTGTAGTTGTACTTGCTGAACGCGTCTCGCTCGACACGTCGGACCGCACGGCTGATACGCCGGACTGCGGGCTCCGCGAATTCGTACGTGTCGTCGACTGCCATTAGGAGGTCGGCAAGGCTAGAGGTGCGAACGGGAGTTGCTTGTACGGGATCCAGTGCCGGTAGTACGGTTGGAGCGTGACGGTTGCCGCTGCGGCGTGAGCGGCAGGCGTGGTGCCGGCGAACCCACGAACAATCGTCCAAGTTGCCGTCGGTCCGGCTGCCGCTGCGGCGTTTTGGACTTGCATGATTTCATTGTCGACTTTGATCTCGAAATACCAATCCGGCGGGGTGATGCCGCCGAACCCGAGAACACCGAGCGGTGGGAAGTTGAGTGCGTCTGCGGCGGGCACGGTGAGGATTAGGTCGGTTGCGGCGATCGCCGCGGACAGCGTGCTCGTCCCAGTCGTGAGCGGTTGCCCACGACCGTTCTGAAGCGTCTCGTTGGCAAGGGGGGCGAAGTCCCGTTTGTCGCGGTAGAGGTTGCCGCTGATGTCGCGGAACCCCTTGTCGAGGATGAAGAGGTCGTAGCCCTCGCGTCGGAATTCAATCTCGTACGTCACCTTGTAGTAGACGACTCCGATGTCTTGCTGTTTGTTTCCGATGATGTTAGTGAGCTTGGCTTGCTTCGGGATTGCAGGTCCGAAGTTGTCAGTGTTGACCGCATCTTGATATAAGATCGCGTTTGCAGAGTTGAAGCTCGCCTCATTCCGCGTGATAGTGAGAACGGGACGGGAGTCATCGACAACGGGCGGCGGATCGAAGGGCTGATTGCTGCTGTTGACGCAAGGGGTTCCGAGCAGGTCGCGAACGAAGACTCGCTCATACTTCGCGAAGCTCCACGTGAGTTCAGCGGGCAGGTTGAGAGGATTGGATAGGGTCGCGTCGACGATCCGGTCGGAATCATACTCGCTCGTGACGGTCCAGACGAGCGGCCACTCAGTCGGTTGACAGTCGACGGAGACGCAGGTCGAGAGCAAGTCGAGATCGTTGCCGACCGCGTACGCCTCGCCGATGACGGGGATGCCCGGTCCGCCGTAGATCGTCGCGGGGCCGTCGAGAGGGTCGTTCGTGAGGACGAGGAAGATCTTGCGGTAGCGTCGGTTCGTCATTTCAAAGACGCTGCCCTTACGCTGAGACGCGAACGTCCCGACGCGGCCGGCGACCTTGAGTTGGACGTTGACGACGCTCATGGAATGAGTGCGATGTTGGGTTGCTTCTGAAGCGCTTGGGCGATCTGGCGTTGGACGGCAAGCTGCTCCTGTTCGATCTGAGCGGCTTGGGCGAGAATGCGAGCGATGCGGTCTTGCGGGTTTTCGTTATTCCTCGCGTTCTGCGCCTCGCCGCGGTAGATCGCGGATTGAGCTTCGACGGTGCCGCGTTGCGCCGCACCGGGGAGCTTGACCTCACTGAGCTGATGGGCCTTGTCGAGGTTGTCCACGGCAAGGGCGACACCGCGGGCGTAGGTGTTCCAACCGATCGCCCCGGCGCCGAGCTGGGCGTTCAGGGCTTCGATGCCCGACGTGAAGGTCTGCAACGGAGTCAGGACGGCCGTGAAGGTCTTCTCGCCCGCGGCGAACAGGCCCTTGTTCTTGTCGAGCTTGCCGATCGCATCACCCGCGGTCTTAACCTTCTCCGCGGCCTTCGCGGCCTCGCCGGCCTTGTTCTTGATGTTGTTGAAAAACTGGTCGACCTCGGCACCTGCCGACTTCACCTCGATCGGATCCCTGATCGCTTGGACGAGGTCCTTGCCGATCGACTCAAGGATGACATTCGCACGCTCGGCGGTCTCACGGAGCGTGCGGACGTACTTCCCCTTGAACTCATCGGGGAGCAAGTCGAGCAGCTCGAAGACCTTCTCAAGGCCCTTGCTCGTGATGTAGAAGAGCGTCACGAAGGCAAGGCCGACGATCGCGATGACGGCACGGAGTGAGAGGAAGGCGAACGTGAGAACGTCCACCGTCGTTGCCGTGATGCTGATTCCCTGCCCGATCCTCTGGATTGCTGCGTGGCCGGCACCGCCCGTCTTCTCAAATCGCTCCGCGAGGTCGGACACCGCGGGAGCGAGTTCGATGACGACTTGCTGAATGATCGTCGTGAGCACGCCGTTAAGCCGGTCGAAAGCGATCTTCGCTTCCTCAACCCGCTGAGCGTCGATGCCGTGGATCGTCTTGCCGAAGGCGTCGGCGTTGCGGCTTGCGTCGGCAAGGCCGGCCGAACCCCTCGCGAGGATGGGTAGGATGCCGGCCGCGGAGTCGCCGAAGATCTGGTACGCCGCCGCGGCGCGACGTGTTGGATCCGGAATCGCTGCAATCGCGTCGGCGATCCTGCCGAACGCAACGGCCAGAGGCAGGCCGGCAAGGGCCTTCGCATCGAGGCCTAGGCGATTGAACACGTCGGCCGCGGCCGCACCTCCCGTGCTCGCGTCCGTGATCTTCGCGGCGAGAGCGGCAAGCGACGTGCCGACGATCGCCGCATCCCCGCCCAGGTTCTTCACGGCGAACTGGAGGCCGCTCACGAATTCGGTCGTCGTGTCGAGCGCTCGGGCAAGCTTGAGCGTCTCAACGATCGCGTCGACCGCGTTCTCCACGAACCCGCTGAGGGCCTTGAATGCGAGGGCGCCCATCGCGACCTTGACCGCGTCGGCGACGTAAGGCAGGCCTTTGAGCGACTTGCCCACGCCCTCGATCGACTTGCTCGCCTTGCCCAGACCGTTTACGAATTCGGCGGTCGAGGCGCTGAGCTTGACGGCGAGGTTGCCGATGGTTGCGATGGGTAGCTCCCGGCAAGGGCCTTGAGGAAGGCCTTCATCTGCTCTTCACTCTGCTCCTCAACCTCACGCGGTCCGAACTGCGGCATGAAGTCTTCATGCGTGAACGGGCGTTGTCGCTTCTTCGGGTCGCGGTTGACTTCGGCAAGGACTGCGGTGGCGATCGCCGCCCGGAGGTCCGCACGGTATTCCCCGCGAGGGTTGAGGCGTTCTGCGGCGAGCAGCTCGGCAAAGTCTGCGGAGGTGATCTGCTGTTGCAGTTCTTTGACCGGGCGCCCGTAGCGGTATGAGAGGTCGATCCAGAACATCCGCTCCGGGCGCCGCGTCAGTTTCCCGCGAGTTCGTCCACGTCGCTTTCGCTGATGCCGCTGAGCCGTGAGGCCACGTCAAACAACCGGTCGATCGCTTTGCCCGACTTCGCACCGAGTGCGGCAACGTCGGAGTCCGCGAAGATCCGCTTGCCGTCCGCATCGACCACGGCAAGGGCGACGAGGCGTGCCCGGATGTTCCGGAGCGACACCTCTTTCGACTTGCCACGCTTGACGAGGCTCCCCTCCTCGAACGCGTCCCGCTCGGTGCCGGACAACGTGCGGACGTACACCGATACACCCCACTCCGGGACGGCGACGAGTTCCCGGGGCAAGTCGTCGTGGTTGAGGATCGCTTCGCGCAGGTTCATATGTTCAGCTCGTGGTGTTCTGGAAGACGGCGACGGTGAGCGAGGTGGCGCTTGAGTAGGTGAAGTTCATCCGTGAATTCGTGTCGTTGTAAGTCGTCGTCGGGTAGGGTCCGACGAGGGCGTCGGAGTTCGCAGGGATCGAGAACGTCTTGCCCGTGACCGACACTCCGTCGATCGTGACTTGGATGACTTCCGTAACCGTGATCGCAGAGCCGGACGCGTTCTTGAAGTACACGTACTGCGTCCCGGTGTTCGGGAAGCTGTCGCCGCCGGACGAGGCCGCAACGGCAAGGCTCGCGGGACTGGCGACGGTGGCTCGGTTGACGGTGTTGACCGTGAGAATGGACATTTGCTCCCCTTAGCTGTTGAAGGTGGGTTGCCCGCTGACCTTGAGCGTGAATGGACTGCCGACATCCTCCTCAAGCGGGATGTTAGTCGACAGAGCGTTGAGGTAGCCGGGGCACTGGAACTTGCTGCCGTCCGTGAAGAGGATCTGATAGTTCTGGGCGCTGCCGAGCGAGTTGAAGAGGGCAGCGAATTGGAGGTGATCGTAGCGGCATTCCATCTGGATCGTGCCGCCCTCTTTGAACCCCGGAATGTATTGCTTCCAGAGGTTGGGGCTGAGCAAGACCGTCACGTCAACGTCGGCGACCGTGATATCAGGTCCGCCGATGGACACCACGTTCGCGATTGCGACGTAGCTGCCGCCGGAGAGTACCCCGAGCGTGGTGCCGGCGCCGAGCAGGATTGCCATGATTAAACCCAGAGTGTTAGATCGACCGCCGCTCGCCGATTCCCACGTTCTTGACCCTCGGCAGGGTTCGTGTATCCGTCTTGCTCGTCCTCTTGAAAGATCCACCGGAAGGCGCCGGTCGGGTCTGGACCTTCGAGGTTGCACACGGCCTGCCGCACTGCGTCCACATCTGCGGAGTTCTGGCCGACGGCCGTGATTGTGAAGGTGAGTGACTTGAGTGCTGCGGTACCGGCAAGCGTCTTCAACGTGCGTCCGCCGGTCTGCTCGAACACGACGTAGGGGTGGACGACGTTCTCGGGAGCGACATCGTGGTAGATCCGAGACCCGACTATGTTCGTGACGCCGATGGTTCCCCGGAGGATCGTCAGCAAGGCTTGCTTAGGTTGCATCGGCAAGGCCCTCGCGGATCGTCTGGGCCATCGCTTCCGTGATCGCCGAGCGGTTGGAGTTGAGGGCGGTCTTGAGGAACGGGGCGGGTGCGACGGCCCTCGCCTTGACGCCGTAGAAGCTGCGGCCGTCCGTCAGGATCTTCGCCTTCCTCACCTTGACCGCCTTACGTCCGAGTTCGACCAGGTGGGCGTACTTGACTGGATTGTGAGGCTTGCCGTCGATGATCTTGCGGAACCCTCGCCGCGGTCCGATGACTGCGGCAACCAACCCGCTATTCCGGTAGATCTTGACCTTCTGACCGATCGACTTGCTGAGCAGCTTCGTACGCTTGCGGACGTTGCGTTTCGCCGACTTGTTCACGATCTTCGCGGCGGCCGTGACCGCCCTCTTCGTGATCTTCTTCGCGACGTTCGCCTTGAGCTTCTTCAGCCGATCGGTAAGCTCTTTAATCCCCTCCAGCTTCGCGGACACCTTGAACGTCATTGAGGCGACTGAATCTCGGTTACGCTGATTGTCATCATCACGCCACGGAGGTCCTCGTTCAGTGTCGGGCCGCACTCGAACGTCCGGCCGTTCCACGTCATTTGCCATTTGGCGTTGATGTCGGAGCGGTACCGCATCGTCACCTTGTGAGTCACGTCCGACCGCATCGCTTGAGCGTACATGAGTTCACGGCCGACGAGCGGTTCGATGCTCGCACCGACCGTGGCGACTTGCGTGAAGGCAAGGCCGGAATTGTCGCCGAATGAGTCGATGCCGTCCGTCGGAGCGTACAAGGCGACAAGGTGACGGAGCTTGCCGGCCTTCATACCCGCTCTCCGATCGCGAGGCTGTTGACCATGCTGAGCAGGCCGTACGGGATCTGGTTCAACGCCACGTCCGCCGTTGCTTCACGGTTCTCGTACAGGTGAGCAACGAGGAGCGTGATCGCCATCTTCACCCGAGCGGGAACCGCGGCGGCCGTGGGGTGGCCGCACGTGAATGCAATCTGAACGGCTTCAAACGTGAGCGGGTCGGCGATCGGCCAGACTTGATAGCGGGCCGGGGCGAGCAAGCCGGGGATGCGGTGGGTCGAGACTTGCCACAGAGACGGATCTAGGTAGGTCAGCGTGAGCGTTCCCGCGTCGACGTAGCACACGGAATCGACGGACACGAGCGGAGCTTTCGGCAAGCGGATGATGCCGTAACGCCACCCCGGCGGACGGTACTCGTCGATCGTCCGTCCCGGGAATTGATCCAGCGTCATGAGCCATTGAGCTTGCATAAACTGGCGATTGAGGGTCGTCTCAAGCCATTCCCGGGCGACCGTGATGTAGGACGTGAGCAGGGCGTTATCGGCGTCGGACGAGTAGATACGCGACTGCGAGAGAACGTCCGCGACTTGCACGGGTTCAGATACGGGCGGACAGAGCAGCTTTAGCCCGTACGTCCCTTGCATTAATCACGGTCCTCGGGATCGGGTTTGTGCGGAACCTTGACAACGCGGATACGAGGA